GTCCAGCAGTTGGCATCTAATCCCCCCCGACCCCCGCAGGGGGCTTTTATTAAATCACTCCCCCACGCTTAAAGCGTGGCATTTTTAAAGGTAGAAATCATGAAAAACGAAAACAGCAAAGTGATCACATTAACCAATCCACTTGTGCGTGGCGAAAACAAAATCACCGAAATCACCGTCAACAAACCAACCGTGCCGGCATTAAAAGGCTTGAAAATGTTTGACGTGTTGCAAATGGACGTGGACGCATTGCAAGTGTTACTCACTCGCGTGACAAATCCTGTGTTGCATAAATCGGACTTTTCCACAATGGAAGTGGCAGACTTCACCGAGCTTGCGGCGGTGGCTGTGGGTTTTTTAGGGAAAAATTCGGAAGCGGAAGCGCCCGAATAATGATTGCCGCCACGGTTGAAGATGCCATGGCGGACATCGCACTGATTTTCCATTGGCAACCACAAGCATTTGAGCAAATGACATTTTCCGAATTAATGACATGGCGAGAAAAAGCAAGGGAACGAAATGAAACAGAAACTGATTGATTATGTATTAAATATGCCACGGCATATTGTATGGCGTGGGCTGTTAATCTCACTTGTTGTTTTTTGGTTGCTTGTGATTTTCGGCATTGTATTTCTCTTTCGCTAATTCACCAAGTGCGGTCAGGAATCACGGGATTTTTTGACCGCACTTTTCTTTAGGATAAAACATGAAATCAATTCTAATCTTCTTTTTCTATTTTTTATCGCTTATCGCCGTCACAGGGTGCGCCACGTTTTTGATGTATCACAACATTGATGGGTGGGGTTGGATTATTTCTATTGATATTTTATTGGTGACAAAGACAATCGAAATTACGGGTGGTAAATAATGTTTCAAAACTTTGCTTTAGCCGCACTTGGGATGTTTGTTTTTACACGGCAAACCGTGCCTTTCCAAAGCTTAGACCGCACATCAACGTGGCGACATCCAACCAATGCGATTGTGGGCGCAATGCCGAAATCACAATTCACCGGAAAGGAAAGCGAAACCGTGACAATCGGCGGGCGGCTGATCCCAGAAATCACGGGTGGCAGATTTTCCATTAAAGCGTTGGAATTAATGGCAGACAGTGGCGGTGCTTTCCCACTGATTGACGGTGCAACCTTTGAGATTATCGGCTTTTTTGTGATTGAAAATATCCAAGAAACCCGCACAGAATTCTTTGGCGATGGCGCACCACGTGCCATTGACTTCACCATGAATTTAAAACGCACTGACGATCCGATGTTGATTGCCATTGCAGACAGTTTAATGAGTAATCTGTAATGTTAGGCTTAGATTTTAACGACAATCACCGCACACCCGCTTTTAAAGTGGTGATCACCACGAAAGACAACAAACAGCAAGACATCACACAAGTGGTATCAAGCAGACTAATCAATTTATCTTTAACCGATAATCGCGGCTTAGAAGCGGACACGCTCGACTTAGAATTATCCGATCATGACGGCAAATTGGCTTTACCGCCACGCAATGCCACAATCAGCCTTGCACTTGGTTGGAAAGGTGCGCCGCTGATTGATAAGGGGAAATATTCTGTCGATGAAGTGCAGTTTTCGGGCGGGGCATCATCTGCCGATAAGCTCACCATTCGGGCAAGAGCGGCAGATTTAAAAGGCACGTTCACCGAACAAAAAGAGCGGTCATTTCATAAGAAGAAATTGGGCGAAATCGTCAACGAAATTGCACAAGGAAACAAACTCAAAAGCCAAGTGGCGAAAGAACTTGCAAGCCGATTAATCGACCACATCGACCAAACTAACGAAAGCGACATCAATTTGCTGACACGCCTTGCGGAAGAACACGGGGCAATGTGTACGGTGAAAAATGGCACGTTGCTATTTATGCCATTGGGAAAAGCAAAAACCGCCACAGGGAAAGATATTCCACTGCGTAAAATCACCCGCAAGAATGGCGACAACTACAATTTTTCTATTGCCGAAAGTGAAAACTACAAAGCCGTGCGGGCGTATTGGCACGATACGGACAGCGGCAAACGTGGCGAAATCACGGTGGATGAAAACACCAAGATTGTGAAAAAACAGCGTATGACGAAAGGCAGAACGCTTAAAAACGGCACTGTAAAAGGCAGACGATTAAGCAAACGCAAATACAACGAAATTGAGCAACAAGAACCCATTACAAGTGACAGTTCTCAAATAAAATCATTGCGACATACCTATGCAAGCGAAAAAACCGCCATCACGGCCGCCAAGTCCGCCTTTGATAAGCTGAAACGTGGCGTGGCAACATTTAGCCTTAATCTCGCTTTTGGTGAACCTGATTTAATGCCAGAAACGCCGATTGAGCTTTCAGGCTTTAAAGCCGAAATAGACGCAACAAATTGGTTGATCACAAGAGTAACACACAATCTTTCAGACAGCGGCTTTACCAGTCAAATTGAATGCGAATTGAAAGTCGAAGATGAAGAAGTGGAAGTGAAGAAAGTGAAAAAATAAAGCGGTCGATTGACCGCTATTTAACAACCCGATAGGATTGATCTTTATGAGTTGGCTGCTGTGGAAACGCAAGTTCTAGCATACCTTGTTCTACAAACTCTTTTAGATGTAACCATAAAGCCGATTCTGTTATTCCCAAAAGCTTAGCTAGAGATTTCTTTGTAACAAACTGATCACTACACAAGGTAAATACAAGTTCTTTCAGTTTTTTTCTATTTTTCTTCTTTTTTCTATAAAAATCACTAGGAACAATATTCTTAAGTGATTCCAAAAAGTCGGGATTTAAATCATCTAACTCATTAATAATTATCCGACCATTCTTTATGGTCCGCCCAAGATCATCAAGATCAAAGCTATAATAAACTAATTTATGTTCATTCTTAGCTTCTAAGTTAGCTTCTAAGTTAGCTTCTAAGTTAGCTTCTAAGTTAGCTTCTAAGTTAGCTTCTAAGTTCGTATCTGCAGATAAACTTTCAACATCAAAACTTAATTGCTGATTCAGTGTAACTTCGTGGCGTTTGCCATAAATCTCTTGTAAATCTCCTACATCTACCCAAGGTAAAACATAGAATTTATCTTTTTTCTCTCCTTTACCCAAAAGCAATCTCTTTCTTTCTAAAGCTGGTAAAGCAAGAGTAATGTCTCTGCTATGGTAGTCTTTTTCTAATTTTTCAGAGAGAATAGGATGTTTAATCCATCCTCCATTTAAGGCGGTCAACAACAAAATTTTCTTGTACAAATCATTATCTAAATTTTGATATTGAGCACCTAATCTCAAATGTAGTTGTTGGTTGGCTTGAATAACCGAGCTATCTTGTAACGTTAAAGTTAAAAGTGTTTTTTCTGAATCTGTACTCAACACCGGTGTAGTCAATAACTCCTTCCGATAATTTAAAAAGATAGTCTCAATTCCTTTCCCTTCCCTTTCACAAAGACCTATTCGGCGAAACATATTATGTAAGGTTGCATTTCGACATATAGATTTTTTACCACTTTGAGCTTCTAGAATACTCACTAACATAACACCTGGATTTTCAAAATTTAACGTATTTGATGTTTGTGATACTTTGAGTGTTACTCTGTCATTCAAATAATCTGAATGTGTAAGCATATTAATAAAAGCTTCACGTAATGCACCAGTTATCAAGTTGTCCTCGCTTCTTGTTAGCTGATCTAACGCAAAATGTTTATTTTTAGCAAGGTCAGATAATTTTGGTGCAACTTTTAAATAAAATTCAAATAAGTTTCCTTCCTCTAGCTCATCACATGTGATTCGATCATCGTATCGGTGATCGGTTTCTTTTGATTTATACTCTAACAAATAATGAGGAAGTAAAGACCTAATAATATCTAATTTTCCAAACATTAATAAGCCGGCATAAGTTAAACCACTTTTCCCGGTTTTAAGATCTATTTGATAACCATTTATTTTCTTTAATAATGATAAGTCATCTAGAGCAAGTAATGGACTTGTTGAATTGTAATTTTTAATATATTGACGATATTTATCTAACGTAGGTAAATGAATTTCCGAAATTGATGTGTTAGGAATAACTTTATTGTCTTGATTTATTTTAGTATAGCTAGAAAGAAAGTTTTTTAATTCTGCAGGAGATAGTTTATGATCACCTGTATTTAAACGAACGTAAGCATTTGTAATGTCCCCATTCAAATAAACTGGAATAGAATTGTTTTCCGCTTTTTGAACATAAATAGCAATTACACTCTTTTCTGCAAAAATATCATTCTCATAAAGTACACAATCATCATTTAAATAATGACAGCTCACCTTTTGTCCACCACGAGCTTGAGAATATAGATCATCTACAATTTTGCGAGCGTCGCTTACACCGGTAATACAAAATTCTCCGTCTTTTTTTTCAGTAATACCAAGTAAAATAAATCCACCTTGTGTATTCGAAAAGGCACTAAAGGACTTCCAAAAATCTTTAGGTAAACTATTCGCTGCAGCTTTACATTCTAGATTAGCTTTTTCCTGAATTTTTTTAGTGTCAGCTAAGAAATCTTTTATATCATCCCAATTTAACATTTATCGTTCTAACTCAATACTTAAAAAATTATTACTATCCACTACCTACACACATTCTCACACGGCACGCCATCGTGGTCACGGTCAAGTTTGTGCATGCCGCATTCTCTTAAATGGAATTTAGCATCATCGCAATTATCCATGTCCTTACAAGTACGTTTTCCATCACTGCAACTAAACTGTTCCGCATCCGCTTTTTTGCTTTTGGCAAAGGTCTCTGTTGAGAAAGCAAGGGAAAGTGCGGTTAGAATTAAACAAAGTGATTTCATCTCTAACGCTCCGAAACATAGCTATCGAATGGGTATTGTTTTTTCGCTTCTTCGCTATTAAGTTTGCCAACATTTTTGCAGTATTGCTTCACATCTGTTTCAAAATTAAAGCTATGCGTATAATGCTTATTCATAATCATGACACGATTTAGATCTAATTTTTTAGCAAACTTTTTATCTAAATAGGTTTCATAACAAATACCATGCACAACACTTTCTAGCATCTGTTTGCCGATTTCGTCGCGGTTAAATGTCACTGATAAAAAACTTCCTTGCAGTTCTGCCTCAAGAATATCTAGCCCACTCAATGCTTTCTTAAAGGTTGGCGGGAAGTTCTCAGCAAAAGATGAAGATGAGATAGACAAAAGCGCGGTTAGAATTAGCAGTGACTTTTTCATTATGGTTTCCTTAGGTTTGTTTTATTAAAATAAATCACCACTTCCGCCACTTCATCGGCATGCTGAAAACAACACGACCGTGGATAAATACATTGTCATCTTGCGTGAATGTCCATTCTTTGTATGTTGGGTTGTCGGAAATGACGAGCATTTCTTTTCCCACTTTTTGCAAACGCTTAATGAATGTTTGGCCGTCAAAGGTGAAAACATAAAGACCGTCGGCGGCAAAGTAATTTTCGGAAATATCCACGTAAAGCAAATCACCGCTTTCAAGGGTTGGCGCCATGCTATCCCCTTTCACTGTGATTAACTTCAAATGTTTTGCATCAGCACGTCCGAATTGTTGATGGAAGAACGTTAAATCAAATTCTTGTGAAAGCAAGCCTTGTTCGGTTAGGCTTAAATAAGCGCCGGTTCCGGCACTTGCTTCCACGTCCAAAATATCAATCCGCACTGTGTTTGGGTTTTGCGGTTCGCTCACTTCGACAATGCGATAAGACGGGTCTGGATCACCTTCACCCGTTTTTAACCAATGCGGGTCCACATTAAGTACGGTCGCAATTTCTAAGATTTTTTTAGGATTTCTAGTTTCGCCATTCAAAATCTTAAAAACAGAAGGCTGCTTAATGCCGATTAATCTTGCCAATTCCGCTTGGGATATGCCTTTTTCATTCATTAATGAAGTTAAGCGTTCAGATAAAGTTGTCATAATTTCTCCTATATTTTGATTTTATAACTAAAACTATAGAAAATAAATTTTCATTTAACTATTGACTATGGATAGTTAAACCTATAATCTATAGCCAAAACTTAGTTAAGGGAAATTATTTATGAACATTTTTATAGTTAAAGCAATAGAAAAAACTGGCGGGCAATCAGCACTAGCTAAAAAATGCGGCGTTAGTCAGCCAACAGTAAACCAGTGGCTAAAGGGTGGAAAAATGGATGTTAAATATATTCCCGCCATTATCAAAGCAACAGAAGGCAAAGTAAGAGCCGAAGATTTACGCCCTGATGTTGATTGGGCAGTGATTAGAAACAGTTAAGGTGGTGAATAGTGAACGTAGATCATAAATGCGCAAATTGCGGAAGTAACAACATCCGTGTGCGAACTTCCGAAAAGATCGGTTTATTGTCAATCGACGTGTTGGCTTACTGCAACAACTGCGGCACAGAATTAAGAGTGCAAAGCCAAATTACAAGAGTAAGAACGCCAATCTATAACGACCGCCCAGAAGCATTAAGTGCGAATAAGCCGTTAAATCAGATTGACGAGCGTCAGCAAGAAATCGACATCTAGTCTTTAATTTCCATCAAGATTTTTAAACACAGTCGTTTGAAGAAATTCATGCGACAGGATTTTTGCAACCAAAATTTAGGGAGACCAAGCAAATGGCAAAAAAATGATTACACATACGACAACGGCAAAACACGCAAAGGACGTGTGAATGTGTATCAGTTAGAAAAACGTGTGAAAGCGTTGGAAGTACAGAACAAAGTAATTAAACGTCATCTTCAACATCAAGTCGGCTTAAACCAACAACAAGTGCTATTGAATGAAAGCCTTCACGACCGTGTGGCACTGCTTGAAAAAGCCAGTTGGAGAAAGCAAGGGATGTTTGGTCGTTGGTTAAGTTGGGTGCAAGGTAAATAAGCAAGGGGGGCGTGTGATGTACGTTTCAGGCAACGAAAGTGCGGCGGAAAAATTCTGCAAAGAAAATCAAATTGCGGTTGAGCCTGTGCAAAGTTGGGGCGATTGCCGCCATGTGATCGGTAAAAGTCGCTATCGCGTGGAATACGCTTTCAACAATCTTACAAAATACGACAGAGGAAACCTGTTGGAGATGGCAGAACTCGACATCAGTGATTTAGTTAGAAGCACATTTTCAGGCGAGAAACTACACCACTTCACCGAAAACGGAAAACGCAAAATTGGCAAGGCATTTCGTTTCAAAGTACGGGAGCTTTCAAAAAAATTTCCGGAAGGCATTACCGAACGCGAATTCACATTGATTGATAAAGCATTGAATTAGGGGGACGTATGGCAACCGTGATTTTAAGCCGTGGCGCATTGAGTATTGTCGCAAAGGAATATTATCAAAAACTCGATAAGGCACAGGAAAAATTATTCGCTTACATCTATCACTTAGACAAAGGCGATGAAGAACAAGCAAGACAAGCATTTAACGAATTTATTGAAAACGGTGATTTAGCGACAAAAGCACGCCAAATCTTTTTACAAAAATACAGCGATTGGGAGCAATGGCAAGCCAATCCACGGAGAAAAACAGCATGAGAACAAAATTTATCGCCTTTAAAACGGCAATCGAAACCGCCGCAGAAGCAGAACGTGAAGAACAATATTTAAAAGCTGCACAGTTTTGGTGGAAAGCCTATCAGTTGGCAGCAAGTACACTGGATGAAGATTGGTGCTTTGCACGTGCAGATCATTGTTTTAAAGCCGCCATTGATACAGGCGCAATCAAGGTAAGAAAAAGCAGACAGTTAGATTTCAAGGAATTTTGGGAGAAAGGATATGAGTGATTTTTTCATTGGATTAGCGGTGGTGATGTTGGGCTGTTTTATGGCTGCCGCCTTATTAGATGCCGCCTTGTGTTGGTTGGCAAGTTGGATAAGCAAGCACTTTTAAGGAGAAAACAAAATGAGTACCGATATTTACATCAATTTAGATTGCGGTGCGGAATTGCAAATCACCAAGATTGGTGACCGCTTTCAAGTATTAGAAATCGTGGCAGATAGTGACAGTTGGCGAAAACAAAAAGCAAGAGTGATTGGGCGATTACATAACACGATTATTGGTGCAGTGAATGAAGTACGCCACTTTGCCTTAGCACAATATGAAGTGCTTTCACTCACTGAAATGGAAAGTGCGATCAACTCAACCAATCAAGCCATTAAAGATTACTTTGATCAACACAATGAATATTTAGCCAACTTACAAAGAGCATAGAAATAAAATGATGAACTGGGAGCAACAACGAGACAATAATATCGCCAAACGTGATTTGGCGATGGAAGAAGCTCGTTTGGCAAGAATGGAAAGTGCGGTTAAAACTGGCCGCACTTTAGACTTGCCACAAGCAACAGCCGCACAAATGGAGTTGTTTGCGGTTGCGCCTAATCATTTTGATTATGTTGAAAAACTGCTTTCCGATTTGCCACGCAAACGCCAACGCGAACACTTCCGCAATGTGTGGTTGCGTGCTTATCGCAGTGTGAAAGATGATGGGTCAATTAGTTTTAGTTTAGGCAATAAACAAGCCCGCATTGCCAACACAACCTTGCGTGATGTGTTGACAAATCGTTTGGAAGCCGTTTTTGAACAATATCAAATTTCTATTTCGTGGTTGCTTGAACGCAAACACTATTCAGCCAACTTGTCCATGCAAAAGCCTGTGGATAGTCAAGGCTTGCATTTTTATCTATTAGGCGAACGCCAATTAAAAGAAATCGCCTACAAACTCGCCTTGCACTTCAACGGATTGCAAAGCGATTTCGTGGAAGATTGTGCCAATCAAAAAGCCGTTGGGCTATTAAGTGCGGTCGATTTTTCACGTTTAAGCAGTGATCTGCACCGCCTTTGTGCTGATGTTTGCAAGAACATTGGCTTTCCACTTAAAAGCCAACACCGCCTAGAAGAAGGGAAACGTCTTTCTGTGCAACAACAAGAAGGCGAATTGTTGCGTGTGGTATGCGAAAAATACTGGTTCCGCACATTACGCAGCAC